GTTCGCATTACAGCGCAGGCTTTCTATTTCCAATTTGGTGGCCCTGCTCAGGAATATTCTCTCTAGGAATGTCATCTGCTCTGCTCCGTTGCTTTGGTTGCCGCGTCTATGGCTGCTGCTGGCCAGCCCTCGGCGAATAGCGCGCGGCGTAGCTGGTCGCGTGGCACCCCGCCTGCTGTGAGGTAGTGAATGCGCGTCGTGACGCTGGCGATCTGCTGTTTCTGGTCGCGGGTCATGCCTCGACCTCCCAAGGCGCAGCCGCGAGGCTCACGCCGACCGTTCTGATTTCACCCACGGAGTTGACCGCATCCATTTCGGTGCGGGTTATCCCCGGCCTGTCGCACACCCGCTGCTTGCCGCCGTCTTTGGGGTGTGGCTTGACCAGCGTGTAATACCGGATGCCCCGAACCTTGGAATGATGCGCGAGGTAGCCCTGCTTGCAGAGTATCGAGACTTGCGTTCCGACCCACGTGTTGCTTACCGGGCGTCCCAGCTCCCGTTCGATTGCGCGGGATACGTTCAGGGTGCATTCGGGTTCGTCGCCGAAGTTGTCGGTAATCAGGTGCAGGGGGATAGCGCTTTTCTTCGTCACCATGGGATTTCGTCCTCCAGCTTTTCTTCGAGTGGCGTTCTTTGGCGCGGGTTGATGCCGCTGATTTCTGCGCCCGGGAAAGTTTCCTTCACCTCGGCAACTGGCGCGGTTTCGCATCGCGCCTTCATCGCCAGGGCGACTTCCCTTAGCGAAAAGAAAATCAGGTCCGGTCGTTTTTCCCGCGCTGCCTGCCATTGGCTGGCGTCGGCGAGAATGCCGAACTTGAAGCCGTCGGCTTCGGCTTCCCAAAAGTCGCCCGCTGCTGGCTGGTGTCCTGCGGCCTCGGCTTCGGCGTCCATGACCTGCATTCCCCGAACGCAGACCCCGGCCCGTGCCACCGCCTCTTTCGGGTCGTGTGCTTCGAGTGCGGCGTTCAGCTTGGCGACGGCTGATCCGTACTTGGCGGCTGTCTCTGGGCTGACGAGTGTAGGGAGTCGGTCGATCCCCCACTTCCGATCCATTGCAATCGCCATGCGGTCAAAAGGACCGATTGCATAATCACACTCAATGTCGGCTTTGTCGGCCCCGCCGTGCAGCAGTCTGTCGCCTTTGTTTTTCACCCTCGGTCTTTTCATTTTTCGACCTCCAGCGCAGCGTGGGCGGTAGAACGGTAGAAACCTATAGGGGTTTCTACCGTTTCTACCGCCTTCATCGCCGCAATGCGGAAACGGTAGAAATAGCGGTAGAAACGTGTTTTTAGCATTTCTACCGCCCCAGCTAGATCATTGTTTTTATTGGATTTCAGCGGTAGAAACGTGAATTTTAGCATTTCTACCGCCTGTGGATAAAACCCCCGAAAATGGACGTTTTCTGCGGTGCAGAAAGAGGGGGCGGTAGAAACGCTATTTCTACCGGTTGTAAAATTTGTATAAGCCTTTGCTTTCATTATCTAATTCTCCTATCTACGCGCCAAATCATGCTTTTTCCTGTTACAAATATTCCGCGACTTTCGGACAGTGCGCGGACTGCGTGATTGAAGGCATGGCGGGGGCTGTTCGAGGTCATTTTGCCCATGCAGATTTCCCGCAGGGCCTCCGTTTCGACTGCCCAGAATTGCCCCGGTTCCGGCATTCCGACGCCCCCGGGATTGGGTTGCGCCAGCCCTTCGGCCACCATCTGATCGAAGGCTTCGGCGACGATTTTCTGGTTTCCGCCTAGGCCCTTTTTCGACTTTTTGGCGGCTATGAAGTCCTCGCTATTTGCGGATTCAACAACGCAGCTTGTGACCTCGTCGCCGTCTTGATCGTGGCCCAGCGTGACGCTTTTGAGGGTAAAGGCGAAGCTGTCGGATCCGGCGTAGTCGCGCTGTTTCGTGACCATGGCGGCGCGGTGTTGTGCGCCGTCCTCGTCGTCTGTGGTCTGCACTTCGATTTCCGTATCGGTCGCAGCGCGCAGGCTGGAATGGCCTCTAGCGCCTCTTGCTGTGTCCTTGCCGGTGTGGTGCACAAGCATGATGTGGGCCTGCGTTGCGGCTCTTAGGGCGTCGATATTTCGAATAAGCGCGGTCATGTCTGCGGCGCTGTTTTCGTCGCCTCCGGCCATCACGCGGGACAGGGTGTCTATGACAATCATCAGGGGGGCGTCAGGGGCGCGCGCCTTGACCTCTTGGGCCAATGTCAGCACCGTATTCAGGTCCGCTTCTGATTGCAGCAGATCCATTCCGGCGCGGCGCAGAGCGAACGGCACTTCACACACGCCGGTTTCTGCGCGCAGGGCGGCAATCCTGTTTGCCACGCCTCTGCCGCCTTCTGCGGCGAGATAGAGCACGGCGGTTTGGCACACCCGCTTGTTGCGCCACTGCGCGCCGATTGCGGCGTGATAGGCTACGTCGAGGGCAAAGAAGGTCTTGCCGCTGTTCGACGGCCCGTAGACAACGCTCATGGTTTCCTGGGCGAGAACGCCTTTGATGATGTAGCTATCGGCGAGTACCGGCTGAATATCATCGAACCATTCGAGGCCGGCCGGCTGCGCTTCGCTTGTCGTGGCAATGGCTGGTGGCTCGGCGTATTTCGGCTCTGGCGTCCATCCCTTTGCGCGCGCCCCGTCGATGGCCGTCTGCACCTCTCTGGCGGTGTCCTCTGCGGTATACCCGGCCAAGGTCAGGGGCTGCGTCAGGGCGTGAATTTCCGGGTCTGCCAGCCCTTTGCTGACATATGACGCCACGAGACGTATTATCGCGTTATGCCAATCATTCCCCTGCATTGCCTGAATGGCCATGCGTTCACGGTCGAGCGGTGCTTCGAAGCCGCCAGTGTCGATCCTGAGCGTGTTTTGCGCGGGTGCTGGCGCTGCTGCGAAAACGCGGCCCATCTGATCCAGCGTCACGGGCTCGCGGTCGTCGTCGTACTGCGTTCTGATCGTCGTGACTTCTTTGGCGTATCCGCGCTCGACCTTGTGCTTTGCGGGGTAGCTGACGGTTCCGCCTACGCGCATGATGCGCGACGGGTTCACAACGGTGCTGTCAGAATTGAAGTGCGCCGCGATGCGCTGCTGCATGTCGCGCCACGCTGACAAATCGGTAATTGGATCTTCCAACTGCCAGTAAATGTGTACGCGGGTTTCCGGTGTTTTGCCGGTGACGATTGCTGCCGAGTATTTCGGGCCGTCGAAGCGACGGACGTTTTGCGCGCTGTTCTGGTCGTCGCAGTCTGCCCATAGAAAGAAGCTGGCGAGAATGTCGGCGTCGGACGCGGATCCAGTTACATCGTGCCGGATAGGATTGCGCACGGCATAGATATTATAGCCAAGCCCGTTCATGCTTTCGCACCACTCGACTGCATCATCTATCCAGTCAGGCGCGAATTTAGCTGTTTGGGGCTGCGCCCCTTCCTTGAAGGCGCGGATTTCAAAAACGGCGGGGGTGCTTAATTCGCCCCAGCGCGCGACCATATACTCGAGGTCGTGGCGGATTTCTGCGGTGTTCGGTGTGACCGCCTGCTCTGCACTCGCGGTCATCAGTCGATTCCGTCCAGCGCTTCTTCACCTGCGTCGATGTATGCTTGTTCGATAATGCCGATCAGCGCGGTTTCGCCTTCTACGGCTTTGTAACCGTCGCGCTGGCCCTTCAGGGCATGCGGCCAGAAATTGATGAATTGTGGTTCGCGGCCTAGGTCAATGACGGCCTGCACGTGCCACGGCGCGGCCTCTGGCGCTGGCTTGAAAAGTGAAATCTGAGGGAATCGTTTGACGATATTGAGAAAAGCTGCGTTGTTCGCTGCGTGATCTGGCCTGTCGGGATTTGCGTAAAGCTGCATTGCTAAACGTGCCTCGTTGCTATGGGGATGCCCCGCCCCCGGTTGGGGGCGCAGGCTGGTTCATGGTCACGGGCGGCAGGAGGTGAGATATTTGCCGCCCGTGGCGCTATCTTGGTCGTTTCGCGATGTACCGACGGCTGCGTTCGCGCGCGCGTTGCTGTTGCGTCGAGCACTGCATCAGTACATGAACTCCGCATCTGCGGGCACCTGACCGCCGCCCATTCCTACCGCCCCTTGCGCCGCTGCCGGTTGGGGCGCGGGGGTCGGCTGTTCCGGTGCGGGCGCAGGGGTTGCCTCGCCGGTCGCGATTTTCGGCGCGTCGTCTTTCAGGCAATCCGGGCGGGGAACCCACTTTTCGATGGTGAGCTGCGGAATATTCGCCGACCCGTTCGGCAGAACGCGCTTTTCAACGCCGGTCTGCTTTACAAGCGGCAAGGTGCCGTCACCGGGGTGCTGCGCCATGATCTGCTTTGCGAGATTTTCGAACGCGGCGTAAGCGGCAAAGCTGCCCTGTTCCCAAGTTGCGGCCTGCCCGTTTCCGATTGCCAGGCGCACGGTCAAAGCCCGCGACCATGCGAAAGCGCCGGATTGTTTCTTGCTGTCGTCGGGACGCGGGGTTGCTTGGGAAATCGACGGGTTCCAGCGGCGTTCCGGGGCCATGCCCTGAGCGCCGTCTTTTTCCCAGCCCAGCTTGAGGCTGTCGAGATCCATGACGCAGCCGTTTTCAAAGGCGGGGACCATTTCCTCGGTCTTGTTGCCCGCTTCGTCCTTGCCACGAAGAATCCACTTCATCGGCTGAAAGTTTTTCATCGCGGACCCGTTCGAGGTCCAAGAGATCCACGGCCCGAGACTTCCGCCGGTGTCACCTGTGTCGATTGCAATCATGTTCTTTCCTTTCGGTCATTGCGCTATCAGGGGCGCTCCCCATGGAAGCCGGGAAACCGTCCCGGCGCGGATACTCAAGCGCGCTGTAGCCGCTCGGCGTATGTCGTTAGGAGTTCATCGAAAACATCCGGGTGCATTTCGGCGAGTGCGAGAATGAAGCCCCAGCGCGCTGTCATGTGCCGCCGGATTGTTTCGATTTTGCGGGGGCCGTTTTCGTCCAGCATTTCGCCGATCATGTGAAAGGCGAAGTCGTGGGCGATGCGGCTTTCGTCTTGGATTTCGTATTGGTCGCGAAACCAGTCGGGGACTTGCTCAATCGCCGGGGAAACGGCGTTTCCGGTGTCGATAGTCAGCATGGCAATGCCTCCACGGTTACAACGGTTTGGGCGCGCGGCCCCCAGACTTTGCGGCTGTGCATTTCTGCGATCTGGCCATCGTCGGCGAAGGCGGTACGGTTCAGCCCGTCGCAGATTGCCTTTTCGATGTTGTCCAGGTCGGGGCGCTGCATGTGCGACTTGTTCAGATGCTCGGCGGTTTTCTTCTTCGACCAAGACTTTGCGGGTTCGAACGTCGCGAGGATTTCGACCTTTACCGGGCCTTCCAGCGGCTCTGTGATGACTTGGCTGGCGCATGTGCGCACAGTCTGCTCAAAGCTGATCGTTGCTTTCGGCGTATATGTGCGGCCATTGCCGAAGCGCGGGCGCTGCTTGGCGAAGGGCTTTCCCGGAATGACAAAGGTAAATCTCATATCCTAACCCGACTTTCCCGACTTGCCGATTTTATCAACGCCGTCGCGCATGTTTTCCAAGCCGCTGTCGAGTGTGCGCCCTTCATCCAAGACGCCGGACACAGATCCAACCGCAGCCTTTCCAGCCCCGATTGTGGTCTGCACCACGCCCTCAACAGTGTTGGTCACCAAATCAAAAAGTCCCATCGTCTCGCTCCTAGCTGTCGGTTCCTTTGGCGCACTGGCCATCCGCAAAGATGATGGTTACGCCGTTGATTTTCGCCGTTGCGGCGTATTCGGTATGTGCGCGGCCCTCTAAAAAGCCCCCGACGCCGAAGCGCCGGGGAGTTGGACAGAGAGGATTGCGGCAGATGTAACCCGATCTGCCAGCGGGGTTCCGTGAGTGGTGTGCCGGGTCGCAGGCCCACCGGACCCGGCAACGGTGTCCTGTGCGCTACTGCGGCGCTGGCCCTCCCCAACGCCCTGAGGCAAGGGGTATGGTTTTTCCCACTTGAAAAATGCGGGTGCCGTGCACACCTTTTCGGGACAGGCAAGAAAAACGGCAGTCATTGCGCAGCTACCTCGCTGCACTTTGCTTCGCCGGTCCGGCGGCGCTTGACGCTCTCGGACTTGATATTCCGAAGGATCATCTGTTCCGTTTCAGGCCAGATGCGTCTTCCACCCCGCAGGCGGTCAATCAAGCGACCGTTGCGAGCCAAAAGGATGCCTGTCCGATGGTCGGAAAGACCGAATTCGTCCCGAAACCGTTCGACTTTTTTGAGAAGCAAATTTGTCATGCGGCAACTATCGCACGCGATAGCGTGCAAGTCAACGCACGCCATAACGTAAGTGCGAGTTTCTTGCTGCCGTGCAAAAATCAGCCGATGAAAATTGGATGGTTTGATAGGTTAAAGGCTGCGATTGAGTCGGATGACCGCAGCTATAGTCAGATTAGCGAGGCCGCTGGTCTGGGGCGCAACTACGTTCAACAGATGATCAAGAACGGCAAGCAGCCCACGGGCGATAAGCTGGGTAAGATCCTCGAAACCATGCCATCGGAAAAAGCGATGTTTATTCTGATTGGTATGGAACTAAGGGATGAAGACGTTGAATTCCTCAATCTGGTGAGACGGCTCGATCCTGATGCTCGGGAGGATGTTCGGCGTTTTCTGCATCGCTTTGCAGATGATACAGAGCCTGCAGGATAACGCTCCTGCTCATTCTTGGCACCGCCAACCAGGCGCAAACCACCTGCCAGTCAAAGTTTTTCATTTATCACCTATCCAATTCACAAAAGTGTTAACGAATCTTTAAGGTCGGTCAATAGCGGCTGTCTCTGATTCGCGTCAAAAACAGACTGCACGCTATCGCGTATTTTTTTGCTTGTCATGCACGCCAAAGCGTGCAAGTATGCCCCCATCACCGCAGCAACAGCGGACAGATGGGAGACACCATGACACACGCACCAACAGCCTCTTACTTCTGCTCCATCATTGGGGCGAGACACACTGATAAGCTGCCGGGGTTCTGGAAAGGCTCAGCCTTTCGTCACCACCCGCGCGGGATCATTCGGAACCGGATGATTTTTACCAACGAATGGAACGTAAACCATTATTGCAGCGTCAAGGTTATCACCGACACGAGTGCAAAAATCGTCATGGGGTGCAATGCCCCGGCGTCTTATGGCAACCCGCACCCCACCGTTTCATCCGGCGACCTTGTGACCGTTTATAGGAATGGTTCATTCACTTCTGGTGGCCCTTGGGTGGTCATGATCCCAAAAATTCTTGAGGAAGTTAAAGCCGAAATTCTGGCTGAGGCTGAGGCAGAGAAGGCAGCGCATGACGCACGGCAAGAGTCGTCACGCGCCGAGGCGCAAAAACGCATCGAGGCCGCACGCCTTGCGCTTCTGGCGGAGACCGCAGAATGACACACGCACAAACCCACATCGAATTCGAAGATGCCCCCATCCCGGAAATCGAATTTTCCGGCGATGTGGAATATCAGCCCGCCGAGCCTGACGTTGGCATCTTTCAAGGCCGTTTCGTCGCCAGCATGGGCGCTGACGGGATGCGCATCGGCCAGCTGCACCTGAGCCGCGATCAGCTTTTGCAGGCCCTTACCACCCGCAACACCGAAAAGGCCCGCGACGAGGCCCGCGAGTGGCTGGAACGACTCGAAGAACTGGCCAGCAAGCAGGCCGAAACCGAAGCCGCCGAGCGCAACAGCGCTTGGGCCGCAGAGTGAGGGAACGGATATGGCAGTTAGCTTTGAAAAGTCCGGCCCGTGCGCCAAGTGCGGCGACCCCGCCGAGCCTTACAAACGCACGAAAAAGATTGTGAGCGTAGTCCTGCACTACTGCGACCGCTGCGCCCCAAAGAACTAACCTCGCGTAGCGCAGAAGGAGAGATGCAATGTGGAACAAAGAGAAGCGCGGCCCTGGAAAATGGTGCCCAGAGAATGACGGCGCTTGGCGGGCAGAACAGGCCGCTATCCATGCCCCAGAATGGGGTCCGGGTCAGTGGTGCGCCTGCGGAATGCCACACGAGACAGGCGGGCCGTGCTGGGAATGCCGAGGACAGACCCCAGTAACCCCCGGAGGCCACCATGGCAGTTAACGCAACAATCCAAGAAATCACCGGGGCCGTAGCCCGCCAGCTATACGTCGAAGATTTGGGCGGGCGCTCGTCCGTTCATGTGAGCACGGAAAACGGCTCGGCCATCCTGTTCTTTGCTGATCTGGCAGGGGCGCAGGCCGTAGCCGACGCAATCAACGAAGCCGTAGCGCCGCGCGCTGTATTGGAGGCCGCAGAATGAGCCCACAAAATATGCCCAAAACGGGAGACCTTCGCGTCTGGTGGATACCACAAGTGCCGATGCCCGCGTTTCACGTACCTGTCGCTAGCAAGGAAGAAGCGGCCCTGATCCTTCATGCGCTGGCACGATACGACCTGTTCCAGCTTGAACACAACGTAAAGCCCGACTTTTGCAACGCTGGCGGCCTTTGTGTCTACGAGGACGGGGAGTGGTGCGACTGGTACGACCCGGAAACCGGCGAAGACATAAAAGAGATAATGGAGGCCGCAGAATGACCGCCCCGCACTTCAACAGCACCGAGTTTTGGCAGGCCGAGTTCCACCGCACCGGCCCCATGCGCGAAATCGTTGACGACTTCGAACCGGAAGCAGAGCGCGCCGCCCGCGTGGCCAAGGTCAATGCCCTGGCCCGCAAGCTGGGCAACGAAGCCCGCCACCGCCGCACCTTTGACGATGCAATTCACGACGCCCCCGACCGCCAAGGTGCGGATGGGTGCTGGATTATCCCCGCCATTGCCGCAGGGCTGGCGCTGACCGCTATCGGCATTGTTGCCGCCATTATCTGAGGAAAATACATGACCCGCGACGATCTGAAAGAGCGCATTCTCGACGCAATCGACCGTGTGCATGACATGGACGTGACCCACGATGACTACGCGGAATCCGTGGCGGATGAACTGTGGGCGGAATGGAACGACCGCGCTGCGCCGAATGTAAAGCCCCTGGATGCAGATAATCGGAGGACTTTCTAATGGGCATTCGAATGCACCTGTCTATGGGTTATGGCCTCGACCTGACCAAAGTGCCGAACGTGAACCGTGACGCCCTGAACTACGAAAACCTTGAATGTCCCAAGCGCTTCGAGGCGTTTCGGTCCGACGTCCTTGAGTGGTGTGGAGGTCGCGACGAGATCATGGAAAAGATGATCTTCCATGAGAACATGAAGCCGCCAAAGTATCTCGCCGATATGACGATTTACGCGGACGAAATGGGTGACCCTGACCGGCTGGTTTTGCTCCCCGCGATGTCCCGCAATGAATGGACGCGCTATGGCAACATGCTCGACATTCACACATGGGAAGCTGAACACCCGACCGGATACGACGACCCCGATGCGTTTCAGGCATATTGGACGCCCCACCCCGGTACGCTCTACCCCTACGTCGGTTTGATGAAGTCGAACCCCGAGCATCCCTTTGGCGTCGAGAAATACTGGGTGCCTTGTTACCGCAACGACCCAAGGCACAAAGACGCTGTTGCCTGGGCACCGTGGCACCTGTGGTTTATGATCAAGCACATGGGTTTGGTGCCGGAGGAGAATGTGACCGAGACGTTCCTTCAGCTTCGCCCCGGTATCTACCGGCACTGGGGCTGATCATGACGCTCAAGTATGCTCAAATCAAAGCGCGCCGTAAGTTGAGAAACCCCACTGAGTTTGTTCTGGCCCCCCACTGGATGCCGCTACCAGCGCCGCCGGTGACGCCATGACCCGCCACCTTCAAAGTCATGACCGAGCGCGACAGCATCGAGCCGGGACAAATGGCCCGACGCCGCGCTTGGCTGGGATGATGTTTTGCGCGCCTTCATGGTCACGCTGGCCAATCGCCGCAAGGCAGGGCTGATAACGATTTAACCGAAAGAGGAAGGCGATGGCAGACTGCGAACATTGGGAAGGCGACACGATAAACGGCTATTGGCTATGCGCGAAATGCTTTGCCAAGCTGCCGGAGCGCCCCCGGAAGTATGGTGTCGAAAGGCTGGAACTGCCAAAGGTTTACGATGGCGACAACTGGTGGAACCCCGATGGGTCACGGTACCCCACCCGCCAAACTATCGCCCCCGCGCCAATCGCAGAAGCGCAGGGGACCACCCTCTCGCAATTCATTGAGGCGATGGCGCTACGGTTGATCGCCCGCACCAGAGGTGGATTTCAGAAGCCTGACGCTATGGACTACGCTGTCGAAATTCTGCGCGGCTTCGGGGAGCCTTTCGGGTCCGGTGATCTGGACTGGACCAGCGCCGGTGCGTGGGAACTCGTAGACGAAGATTTGCAACACTGGGACGCCGACGAAGCCGCGCCCAACTAACCCCATGCAGGGCTGATAACGATTTAACCGAAAGGAAAGATTATGAAATTCCAAGACCGCGTTGACCGTTGGCTGATCGCCTGTTTCGGCAAGACCATCGCCCGCGATGCTACCGAGCGAAATCATCGCTTTCTGGAAGAGGCTCTAGAGCTGGCGCAGTCATGCGATTGCACCAAGGAAGAAGCCCTCCAATTGGTCGATTATGTCTACGGGCGAGAGCGCGGCGAGGTTGTGCAAGAGGTCGGCGGCGTAATGAACACGCTGGCCGCGCTCTGCCTTGCCCGAGAAATCGACATGATCGAGGCGGGCCACGTTGAGTTAGATCGATGCTGGACAAAGGTCGAGACGATCCGCGCCAAGCAGGCGGCAAAACCCAAGTTCTCACCGCTACCTCAATAACCCCATGCCGGGCATTCCGCCCGCATCCCCCGCCGCGCAGATGCTTAGCCGGATTTGAAAGCGGCGGGGGCTTTAATCAAAGGAGCCGAGGCAATGAAAATCCTGATCGCCTGCGAAACCAGCGGCATTGCCCGCCGTGCCTTTGCCGCGCTGGGGCATGACGTGTGGTCATGCGATCTGGAACCGGCAGAGGATGGCAGCAACCGCCACGTCCGCTGCGACGTGCGGGGCGATATCCTGAACGAAGGCTGGGACCTGGCCGTGATGCACCCGCCCTGCACCCGGCTTTGCAGATCCGGTCGCCGTTGGATGAGCGGTCCCGGCAAATGGACCCCGCCCAAGCGCCTGCCACAGGGACGCACCTGGGACGACATGCGCGCCGAATTTGACCTTGGCGTCGAGGTGTTCACCGCCTGCTGGGCCGCGCCGATTGACCGCGTGGCTATCGAAAACCCGGAAATGAACGATCTGGCCCGCGACCGAATGCCAGACGACCTGCCCGCACCGCAAATGGTGCAACCGTTCTGGTTTGGCGAACCGGCCTACAAATCAACCGGCTGGTATCTGCGCGGCCTGCCACCACTCACGGAAACGCAGCGCTTGGCCGAACCAGAACGGGGCAGCGACGAATGGAAGCGCTGGAACGCGGTGCACCGAATGCCACCCGGCCCCGAGCGAGCCCGCCTGCGCAGCCGGTCCTTTCCCGGCATGATGCGCGCCGCCGCAACCCAATGGACAACAGCCGCACTCGCGACACAGGAGACAGCATGATGGCCGAAAACAGCGGGATCGAGTGGACGACCCACACCTTCAATCCGTGGATTGGCTGCACGAAGGTAAGCGCGGCCTGCGACCACTGCTATGCAGAGGCATGGGATAACCGCTTTGGCGGCGAACGCTGGGGGCCACACGCCGCCAGGACGCGCACAAAGACGTGGGGCAACCCGGTCAAATGGAACCGGCAGGCCGAAGGCGCGGCAGAGCGCCCGCGTGTATTCTGCGCCAGCTTGGCGGATGTGTTCGACAACCACCGAAGCATCGACCCGTCATGGCGGCGCGAACTTTGGGCACTGATCCGGCAATGCCCGAACCTTGACTTCCTGCTGCTGACCAAGCGACCGCAAAACATCGCGCGCTATCTGCCCGAGGATTGGGGCGATGGTTATCCGAATGTGTGGCTCGGCGCGACCGTCGAAAGCCAGAAAGAAGCTGACCGCCTGGATCACCTGACCGCCGTTCCTGCCGTGGTTCATTTCCTGAGCATGGAACCATTGCTTGGCCCGGTCGATCTGTCCCGGCACATCGATCGCTTGGAATGGGTCATTACCGGCGGCGAAAGCGGCACCCACTACCGCCCAGCTGATCCTGACTGGTTCCGCAGCCTGCGCGACCAATGCGCCGCCGCCGATGTGCCGTTCCTGTTCAAGCAATGGGAAGGTCGCAACCAACGTGAAATCAAGGCCAAGGGCCGGGAACTGGATGGCGTCGTGCATGACGGCTATCCCACCGCACTGGCAAAGGAGACAGCATGACCGAGATAGCCGCAATTCGGAGCCTGAGGGAACAGGTAGAGGCCGGGGATTTTGGCGATACTGGAGTTGATAGGTTTTCAGCTATTCCTAAGCGCGGAGGTGGGGTTTACGCCGATCCTAACTGGTATGACGCGCATGAAGCTTATTGGCGGGGCTCACTCGAAGCGGCAAAGAATCTGCACGAGGCGCTACTGCCGGATGAAGGCTGGCACGTCGAGTATGCCTGCAAGTATCCCGGCCTGTCGTTTAAGCCTGCATGTTTCTGCGCCTCTGTTGGCTGGGGGACAAGGTATTCTGCATACGCGGAAACCCCGGGCCGCGCATGGCTGATTGCCATCCTTTACGCCCTAGAAGCCCAACCCAACAAGGCCGCCTGACATGACCCAGCCACTTCTTGTTATTTCCCCCGCAGACCTTGCCGCATTGGAAAGCCGTCTGGCCCGGATCGAATCCGCTTTGGAAAAGGTCAACATGACCCCGGTCAAGGAATGGCTGACAATGGCGGAAATGGCCGATCTGCTCGGCGTATCCCTCGCGACCGTCCGACGCCGAATGAATGACGGTCAATTTGAAACCCGCGAAATAGGCGGGAAAGTCATGTTTAAGCGGCCCTAATCAAGCCGCTTGGCAATCTCGCCAGCCGTTGCGTTGTAGTACGTCATAAGCTGCCGAATGTCCCGATGCCCCACCATCCGCGCCAGATCCAGCACATCCAGCCTGCGCGCCAGCCGCGTGATCGCTTCGTGGCGCGAATCGTGAAACGTCAGATCCGCGACCCCGGCCCGGCGCCGGATTTTGGCCCAGAGCGACGTGATCTGCGCACTGGTCAGACCGAACACCCCCGGCGACAGACCCCGAGGCAGCGCCTCTAGCAGGCGCACCGCTTCGCGGCTCAGGGGCACATCCCGGGGCGATCCGTTTTTCGTCATATTCAACCGTGCGACACGCCCCGGCAGATCGATGTCGGTCCAGTCCAGCCCTGCGATCTCGCCCGCGCGCATCGCTGTTTCAATCGCGAACAGCCAAGCGTGATGCGTGCGCGCCGTGCGGTGCCCCAGATCAGCGCCCGCGCTCAGGCCCAATGCCGCGATCTCATCGGCAGTCGGGCGCCGGTCTCGCCCCGGCCCGTCAGAAGGCCGCTTGACCAGTGTCATGGGGTTGCTGGCGATCAGCCCCCATTCGCGCTGCGCGCGCGTCAGGATGGCGCTGACCTGTTCCATTTCCCGCTTGACCGTCGACCCCTTGACCTGCGCCAGCCGCCGGTCGCGCCAGTCGGCCAGATCCGCCGGGGCCAGATCGCAGATCCGCACCGCCGACAGCTTGTCGCGCCTGATTCTCTCGATCCGAATTACCTCGGGGCGCCATCCGCGCTTTTTGGCCGACACCTCGCGGGCGTAGCGGTCCATGACGTCGCCAAACAGCATCCTGGACGCCGGGCCGGTCACGCCCTCGATCTCGACCTCCTGCCGCGCAGCCCAGGCCCGCGCCGCCGTTTTCGTCGCAAATGACTTTGACCGCCTGACGCCTTGGCGATACACCTCAGCGCGCCATTTTCCCGATTTCAACTGTCGATATGATGCCATCGCGATTACGCATCCGTGCGTGATTTGAGCGTAATGTGATGCAATTTCCTGCAAATCAGAGCAAGCCAGAACCTTGCGCGAACATCGCTAAGCCAAGGTTTTGCAACGCTTTGTTTTGCATTTGGCTGCAAATCGTCGGGTATATGGTGCGGGTGGAGGGACTTGAACAACCTTTTATTTCAATAAATTGCCAGACCGGTGCGGGACATGGAAGGAAATTGCACCCCTAATCTACTGGTCGCACCGCCACGAATAGACCCTCCTATTCAGACTCTCGGCATAACCGAAAGATCAATCGTTTTCACATATCCATCGACTTGAAGTGACCACGCGCGCCGCCCATGCGGCTTTTCCTCTGGCTCACCAATGACGCGCGCATTGAGGCATGTGCAGAGGGCTTCGACCAAATACTCATCCGAACCGGCAGTGACGGTCCAAGGTGCCGCGATCAGATCGCAATCACGCTTCATTGAGCCATGGAGGCCGACAGAATATCCGAGCTTGCGCGCGACAGCCCAGATCAGTCGAAAGTCGGGCAGCGCTGTATCCTCCCAGCCCGGTGCTGCGTCCTCGTATTGTGGTGGCGCTTCGAAATCAGGCCATACACCCATGCCTCGCTCCTTCAATGTATTCCAAGGTGCGAATAAGCACCAAGTTCAATCGTGTACCATTTCCCATTTGTATCTGGTCCGGCGACTGCAAATTCAGCTTCGTCTGGGTCACAGTCGTTGCCGTGTTTGTCGAACCAGTTTGTGATGGGGTACGTTTTGCCATCATCCAGCAGAATGATGCGCAGGCTGCGGTTTAAGCCTTCAATCGTCGCCATGCCTCGCTCCTATCTCTTTCTCGTTTCGCCGCGCAGAGAGCGCCGCTTGTTGCTTACGTTTTGCGCGCTGGCAAACTTGGCCTGTAGCCCGTCGAGGTCGCCGCCCGGTTCGATCCGCGCCACGTCACCGTTGACGATGATTGCAACACCCTTGCCCTGCAACTCAGGCAGAAACCAAGCCACGTCCTTGACGCCAGCGCCAAGGCACAGCGCATTGGCAAACACCACTGTATCGCCGGGCTGCACCGCCAGAAGCATTGCCTCGCGCTCCGCAAGCTGCCCACGGGGGCGCGTCGATACCCGCTTGATAGTATCCTGCCAGACCGTGCCTATCGGGCTTGTGTCGCACCCCAGAATATCCAACGCCTTGCGCTGCTGTGCCGCCGAGGGTCGCCCAGGTGCGGCGAGAATATAGCCCCAAATTTTGCTCATTGTTGGATTGTCTTACCTCGCTTCTATTGACTTCACTGTATTGCAATAGTAATTTAATGGCAAGGCTGGATGACGTTTCGTAGGGTGACTAGACGGCCTTTTAAAATGTCAGAGGAACCCGCCGCCCTGCGCCGCAAGCATCACGATCCGGCGCAGGGCGTTAATCCAGAAACCCCCGAAAGGAAAACACATGGCAGAGAATGACGTGACCCCCGTAGCAATCGCCGGGAATACCAATCCGGAAAGCCCGTATGCCGCGTTTCAGGCCGATCTTGAGGGGCTGATCAATCAGCACAGCATAGAGAACCTGACAGACACGCCCGACTTCATTCTGGCGGAATATATGGTTGAGAATCTTCGCGCCCTCGCCCAGCACCACCGCGCCTGCAAAGCGTGGCACTCGCCTGAAATGCAGGCACCAACCGTCCAGTCCTAAAACCCCCGGAGGCACCATGCATTGTCCAGAACACCTGATCGCTCAAGGAAAATGGTTCCAAATCTGGCACCACCAAAGTGCTGACATGTCGCGTAAGTACATCTCGATCTGGGAGAAGCTGAACCCACTCCGTTATGAGGTTTGTATCGGCCCGGGGCCTGGTCGCTTCTGGCACCTGAACAACGACGCAGCCGCGCACCTCTGGGTCCGCAACCTGCGCTGGAAGATCACGCGCCTGTGCTGGTTGCGCGGTCACGAATGGCGGGAGCTGAATAGCTTTCAGAAACCGACAATGATGTGCGACCGCTGCATGAAGCAGCGGCCCGCCGAATACTAAATCCAGAAACCGCCCGGAGGCACCATGACCGCCAGATCAGCAGAGCGAACAACCCGAGTCGATGACGACAAGATCGAAGTCATGGACAACTACTGCGGCACTACGCGCGACACCTTGATCCTCGCGCGCGAGGCTACACACCGCATGGTGGTGGATGGGCTGCGCAACATTGAAATGATCCAGGACGGGAAGGACTATCGCATCGAAGTCCGCGCCCGCCGCTGATCCAGCTAACCCCGGAAGCCGATATGCCAGCCGCCCCAAAATGCCCACAGTGCGGAAGCCGAGATATCATATACCCTGGCTTTGCCTCTTTTCATTGGTCAAAGGGCGGATGGAGGCCAATCCGGGGGTCCACCGAGATGGCGACCGACGTAGGTGCGATGATGTTGTGCCAAGGTTGCGGCGCGCACCTTCAATGCGACGATATAAACGAACCCATGACCGGCATAGAAGTCGGGTACACCTAACCCCGGAGGCCGATATGGAATGGATGCTTGTAATACCGTTTATCACAGCAGGACTAGGCGACCCCGTTCATATCGCTGTTGATGAATTTGAGACAGAAGCGGAATGCGTTGCTGCGATAAATGCCCCCCTTGAGCAATCAGTGACGACTGGTCTCGCCAGAGAAGGCATTGCGGGACTTACGCCCTACTGCGTATCGCACTCAGAAGAAGCCGAAAAAAGAGATGCCCGCGCAGATAAGGCTTGCGCCGATTGGTGGCAATGGTGGGAGACCGATACTTCATGGCTGTTTAGATTGATCAGCCATGAGCCGGAATGCCCCAACCCCGAAACCCTGTCCAACTAACACCCCACGTTGACAGCCCCCGCCATCGGGCCTACCCATTCCAGCGAAAGGGCGCGGCGTGAAAAAACTATTCATCCATGTTGGTGCGGGGAAAACCGGCACATCGGCCTTGCAGCGGTTTTTGCTTGCCAATGAGGCGGCGCTATCGAAGCGCGGCTTTCACATGCCCGCTCATGGCCGCGTACAACGCGACCAAGGCATTCAGCACCATCCACTATCGGATCACGGCCCCTACGCCACCGGGGAGGCGCTGGACGCATGGAAGCGCATCGCAACCGAGGCCAGCGGCAATGCCGTTGTGTCGTCGGAATACCTGCACAACAAGATCAGCGGCCCAAGCGGACCGATCTTCTTTGCCAAGATCCGAAACATGTTTACGAGGCATGGCTGGCAGATTGGGGTGGTGTTCTACATCCGCCGTCAAAGCCAATGGCTTCACAGCGCCTATGCGCAGCACGTCAAGACGGGCCTAGAGACGCGGAGTTGGGACGAGTTTGCCGCCAGCTACACGCGCAACCTGCCCGACCAGATCGAAGCATTCGCGCAGGTGTTCGGCAATGACGCGATGATTGTCCGCCCGTTCGAACGCGCGCAGTTCACCGGGGGCGATATTTACCGGGACTTCTGCGCGGCTATCGGGCTGGATTGGTCGGACGGCTTCAAGGCCCCGAAAGGCGACGTGAACCCGCGCCTATGCCCCGAAGGCTTGGAAATCAAGCGCAAGCTGAACCCTTACTTTCGCACACCGCAGACCGCACAGCCCGTCCTTGATGCCCTTTTGGCCTATTCCAAGGATCAGCCCGCAGCCGCGCCGTTTTTTGACCCCGAGATAGAGGCAGAGAACGCGCCCAAATACGAGCGCATTGCAAGGATGATGGGCCGCGCCGATGGTGTGCTTTTTCACGATGGCTTGGGGGCTGAAACGCAAAAGGCCCCGGCGTGATGCCGAGGCCCTGGAGTGTGGCGCGGATGGGGAGGGTTTACAGAACTTCGCGCATTGAAATCGACGTCACCGATACGTCCGTCACGCCAGAGTTGCGATCAAGGCTGAACGTGGCGCTACCGTCGCCAGTCGCCACTAGGTCGGCAGTGTGGACGCCGACGCTGGCAGGGAACACGTAAAGGCCGGTAAAGTTGCCGTAGGAAAGCTTGACCCCGCCAGACACGACTGCCGAGATTTCGATTGTGACCCGGTAAGTCTTGCCTATTTCGACGCTAACAGTAACCCCGGATTGCCTGACATACTGATACGAGCCGTCTGCCGATACGATATGCGCCTCGCCACCGGACACGCTGCACTGCGCCGAAGTCGACCAGTTGTCCGCAGTGTCAAAGCCGCCGTTTGTCAGCAGTTCATCGCCGAGGGTTTCCCCCGCACCCCGGCCACCCAGCCGCAAGCCTAGCCCTAGATTATTCATCGCAACCTGCCTTTATTTTCGTGAGCAACACAGCGCCCGATTTCTTCGACATGGCCCCGCCATCAACAAGCAGCGCCGCCGCATGGTCTGCCCGATCCTGCCGGGTGCCATCGCATAACGCGGCCTCACGGATTGGCGAGGTCGCGCAGGCTGTCGTCAACAGCATCAGGGGTGTTAAGATCATTGCCCGCATTGTCGATCCTTTCGCGTGTGTCTTGATATGCCTCAGAGGCCTTCAGCGCGTCCCGTGTGCGCTCGTGTGACGTTCCCAGCGTGTAGCCCCCGCCAAACAGGGCAGCAGCCCCCAGCGCGCCCAGAATCGCCCATTTGAGCCACGCGGGAACGGCCCGCCAGAGAATGCGCGCGGTTATCATCGCCAGCCCTCCGCCCAAGCCCGCAGACGGTCGCGAAACACAACGGCACCGGCCAGCGTTCCGGCAATCGCCATCCCGCCAATTAGAAGCCGCGTTGTTTCATCCTGGGACTGATAAAACGCCCAAGCCGCCGCGCCGTTCAGCGTCACCCACTGCACCGCCTGCGACCAAAGCGTTTTGGACTTGGTGCGGGTTTCCCGGGGTGCCGTCCCGTCGCGGCGCTCGTTCACAACCGGCGCGGGCTTTTCGACGCCGAAGCCCATAGCCAATAGAGCCGCCTCGTATTCACGGGCAATCTCGGCAATGGCCTGTGCCTTGTCGGTGCCGTTAACGATCCGGCGCGCGCCGACATAATCGGACCTTTGCAGCGTGACGTAATCCGCCAGCTTTTTGCCGGTGAAAAGCCCCTCCTGCATTCCGATCACAAGGATCTGCGCGGAAATATCGGGCTGCATCACAACGCGCGGGTCACTGGTCAGATCGAGGCCAAGGCGCTCACTCAGGCGCTTGTAATTGGACTCCCACGTAAGTTGCACGAAGCCGCGGCCATGCCACGGATAGTAACGCAGGTTGCGCTGTCGCCAGCCGTCCATGTCAGCGACACGCCCCGCCAGATGATATGCTTCCTCGACCGGCTCCATGGTGCGCCAGCTTTCCCAATATGCGGTTGCCAGAACATAGGCGGTCTGATTGCGCAGAAGGCCGCGCTTTTCGCACTCAGCGAGAATTAGCGGCGTTTCGCCAAGGCTCATGTCGGCCATGGTCTTTCCTTTCGGGTTGGGGTGTGGTATTCTTGAGCAATCAAGAGCGCGTTGATAAACTCTAACAATGGTGTTAGGCACGACCTTGCCGGGTAAATCCGGCAAAGACCTGAGCCGCGTCATAGGTCTATAAAAATGCTACGGTAGGGCTGGTGCAAGTCCAGCAACTTAACCCGCGTTGATGTGGATGTATGTACCTAGGTAGCTCCTAGTCACGGCGTTGAATGAGACGTTGGCATACATCCTCATGAGCGCGGACCACTGAGGCTGGTAATCTCAGGTAATAAGGAACGGTGAGCTATGTAGAATAGACACCACGGAATGCAGCATCCAACTGCGGCCCGCGCTCTACTCCGCCCAATCTCTGACGCATCGCCAAAAGCTGGCCTCACAATGGCCCCGCTCATAGGGCCGAAACGCCACGTCCATCACCAGACGCCATGCCCGCCAGAACGGATCTCGACGCCATGCCGCGCGGGCGCATAGGCTCCAGCCGTAGCCGAATAGTCGGCTGTGGATCGTTACTGATACGGCCTCAACCAGTACAGCAACGCGGCGCATGTCACGGGGCCGCGCCAATGGCAAAGACAGGGCTTTGCGCGTGTGTCTGTTCATCGCCCCAAGACCATGTTGCAATCAAGCGATATGCACCCTCGGGCAAGCTGGAAGCGGGGCAAGCGTCACTGCCGACCCACTGCGAAAGCGGCATTGAATAAGCCGCCCGCCCTGATTTGTAGTTCCACGTTCCCCCGCCAGTGCAGCGCCGCAATGGATCGCCCGTCGCCACATTGACAACCTGCGCACGCCACTTGGCAAAGAATACCGGCGCGTTAGTGGTCACGGTTCTATCTTGCGTGACGATTCCGGCCTCGTATGAAAGCTGATGCACCACGATAGGCGCAGGTCCCGGCAGGACCGCTTGCAAAACCGCAGTTCCGATTGCGACGGCACCAACGCCGCCGACCGCTGTATTGATAACGCTCATTTTAGAAGCACCTCCAACGCGGCCATAATGTCGGCCCTGTTGATAAAGCCAATCACTGCGCCGATGACGCACAGCGCCCGCCAGTTGCTCACAACGGCATGAATAGGCCCGGTGATGATCCATCCCTTTTCGGCCTTTTCCAGCGCATCCCACACGCCCTGCCATTCGTTATCCTCGGGCGGTGTTCCCCGCCCGGTCTTTAGCTTGTCGTCGCCCATGACGCCCCCGCAATGTCAGGTGAATTAGCGCGCGAAACGACGCCAGATAGCCCGCGCGGCTCGATGGGCGCGCGGAATAAGGATCAACCAAACGGCCCACTCAATAACCCCGGCCACCCCGGACAGAAGGCCCGCCAAAACGGCAACCTCGGGATTTGCAGCTAGGATTTCAAGGATTTGGGACATTCTGGCACCGGCTATCTACCGGCCCAGAATACCATAAATGACGCTTGTTGGCGTCAGGCTACTTTGTGTCAACGTGACGCCGGTTAGCGTCAATCCTTTTCTTGACCCTCAGCGCAAGCAGAAGCGCCCAGAATGCCATGATCGAAAGCCGGTAGGCAGGCGAGTAGTCCAGCGTAAACACCGGCGAAGCTGACCCCGCCTCGCTGTACGGCAAAAGCGCCCCGGCTGCGCCAAGGCCGAACATGGTGGCGTCAAACCAGCTATCGCCAGGCAACCACCGCTGCACCGCCCATTCGACGCCTACCGCGTAGGGCAGGAACACGGCAAGGAACGCCCAAGCCTTGACGGGCATTTCCCCCGTTGTCAGCGCCCAAACGTCGCAAAAGGTCGCCGCCGCCAAGACGCCTAGAAGGGTGTGGCTCAGTTGGTTCCTCAATTCGCCGTACCAATCGCGCGCGAAATCGTCGGGCGTCATCAGATAGCGCCAGAACCCCATCACGACACAACCGCCAGCTTGCGCAGGGTGCCGCCCGCGTCCTTGATGGTAATATACCCGGTGACCGTTTCCGCGCCGATAGCCGAATGCGACCCCATCCAGACATATTCCGAGCCTTTCGGCTGTAGCAGGACGCCAATATCCGTATCAGACCCCGCCGCGCCGAACCGCACCGCGTTGCCTGTCAGGGAGGCCATGACCTGCGGATAATTGACGATAGACGAGCCTTCATAGGTCGCCCGGAACGCCTCGCGGGTGCCGTTCTGCGTCCAGTGGCTGAACGTGCCGTTGCCTTTGGCATAGGTCCGCACCCCGATTGACGTAGCAGTGCCGCTCGTGCGCATCGCCACATTGTCCGAACTGGCCTCATAGTCCAGCGATGTATCGCCCGCAGGGAATAGCCGCATGGATGTGGCGGTCAGCGCCGACGCCCAACCCTCGGATGTCTGCGACCCTACCCGCGTTATGTCGCCCGCCGTGTTGTTTGATACAATGGACGTAATCGCCAGGGTGTTGTTTGCCGCACCCGTCACCTCGCGATAGCCGACGCCAGTGTTGTTTTTGATCGCCGCGTCCGTGACAACGTTTTCCCCGGCAATCCGCACACCGTCGCCCGCGTTGCCTTCTATCAACCCCTTGATAAGCAGGTTGCCGACATAATCGCCGGTAACGTCCACCCCGTGGCTGTCGCCGTCATGCGCATGAATGGAAATGACGCCCGACACCTCGCCCGATCCGCTGATCTGTAGGTTCGCCCCAAGGGCTTCCTCAGCCTCAGCAACCATGTTGATCGAGGTCGGATTGCCGCTGGATGCCTGAACGCGAATGCCTGGGGCCGCTGCCTCAGTCGTCGCGCCGCTGTAGACGTTCATGGCTTGGTATTTCGACGGATAGCCAGCCGCCGCCGTTGATTGCAGCAACACGTTGTCGGTGCCGTTGTCCCACGACCGCAGCCCGGAAATGAATGCCTCACCGCGCAGGTTGAACCCGCTATCGCTGTTCCCCGTCGCCCAGCAGTCAACAAAGAACATGTTGGTGCCATACTTCACGTCCAGCCCGTCATATTCCGTCGCGCCTGCGCCGTTGTTTTCAAACCCGCAGCGGGTCATATACAGCCCGTCCTGCAATTCGGTCCGCGACGATCCGGGATAGGACTCAGCGCCAAACCCGTAGGTATCTGCATCCTCAAATATGCAGTCGGTAAATCGGATGTTGTCAAAGCCCCAGATCAGCACCCCACAGTCGCCCGCGCCGGTGCTGTTCGTGCCGATGAACCGAATGCCATCAGAGATGAAATCCGTAAGTCGCCCGTCAGTCTCGTTGACATTGAAATAGGCCGCATTGGCAGAGCTGCCCGCGCCTTCATGGACCCGCAGCTTGGTCTTGCGCGCAACGCCGAACCACACGCCGTTATTCCGAAGCGAGAACGAGCCGCGATAGGTCTTGCCCGCCAGCCATAGCGGAACGCCCGCTGATGCCGCCGCCGCGCTGGCCGCGTCGAAAACCGTTGAACAGTCCGTGCTATCCGTGTCGCCAAAGTGTTCCGGCGTCCAATCACCATCCGGCAACCAGCCCGCCATATCGGTTATCGCCGTGGCGTCCGTGGTTTTCTTCCAGACCAGCCCGCCGACCCGGATCAGCGCCCCGGCTGGCGCAACATCGTGTTCCCCGGCCTCAATAGCCGTGACCGCAAGCGCGCGGGTTGCGTAGTCGCTGGTGACTTCGCCGGTCTCTTGGACCTTGATGACGTTTTGAACGTAAGGCATGTGTGTCGCTCCGCTTTTACGCCATCGCGTAGATGATCAGCTTAATGTCGGTATTGGTGACGGTCTGGCGAACGCCTGACGTGTCCAGAATTTTGAAGACGTTGGTGTCGTTGCCGTAAACGACCGTGATATTGGTGGCGTCCAGTTGCAGGCTCACACCTTGGTTATTCAGCGCGTCCGCGTTCCTGTGGTCCTCAACGATGATTTCATCGCCGACCGAATAGCCGTGAACCGCGTTCTGAAACTTGATGCGCGGTTGCACGAATTTCGGCATGCTCCCCAAGCCATGCGCCAAGGTCAGCGTCCCCGCCGATGTGACCGTCTGCACCGGGCTGACGTAGAACATATTGGCGATGTACGCCTTGACGCTCTGCTGCGAGGGTGGCCGGTTCGGGCTGTCCGTCGAAAAGTCGTCCTCGTCGATCACGACCGCCACGTTGATGCTGCTGCGGATTTCGCCCGCGTCGGCACTGGCAAGCAATGTCTTGACCGCAGACGACCGATTTTCCCGCGCTGCGCCGTTGATCTGAATTGCCGATTGCACGTTGTCCGCCGGAACCTCAGTGGTCGGCGAAAACGTGATCTGTGATGCGCCGCTGCTGGACGTGCTGGATACTGGCGCAGGGTCCAGCGGATATCCCGGCAGATCCGCCCCTGCGTCGGGCTGCGTGACTTGCAACCGGATATTCACCGCCCCGTCAAAAAACACCTGGGGAAACACCCCAGCCGCGTCGGCATCGAGCGGTACAGAGTGCGCACTGGTCAGGTCGGTATCGGAGTAGACCGTGACCGGCGTTGTTGTACCGGATTGGTAGAAGTACGCCTCAGCGCCGGGAACAACGTTGCCGTTTGCGTCCAGCGGTCGGCGAATGTCAATTTGGTTTGCCATGGGTCGCCCTTAATTACGGGTTGACACGAGGGCTGTTTTTTGCCCCCATGATATGATGCGTCATGCTTTCGTGAAAATTGCCGTCGCCGCCGTGCTGATCTGCGCGCCGCTATCCCTTGGGACAATCGGTTGGGGGCTATACCTGATCTTGGATCATGTGCCGTTGTGGCTGTGGCTCGGTATGTGCGTTAGCGTGGCTGTGCCATTCTTTGGGGTTGCGTTGCTGCTTGATAGCCGCCACCCGCTGCCGAACCGGAAACCAATTTCCCAATAAGCTGCGCATCCGCGTCTTTCATCGGCTGCCCTTCAAGGGCCGCTTTGACTACGCTCAACGCCCGCTGCGCATCTTGCCCGCGAATACCCGTCAACGCATCCGCGATTTCTGCCATCATTTTGCGTTCGGCCTCATTCATGCTTTGAGGGTCAATGCCAAACAATGTTTCGGTGATGCTCTGAGCCGCATCTAGGGGGTTACCCAACTTGCCCGCTGTGGACCGGACAACGCCAGGGGCGACTTCATCGCGGGCCGTGCGCTGGATCTGCGTTCGAATGGCCGTAGCGGAATTGCGCGCCATTGCCGCACGAAGCGCAAGAGCCGCCTCCGCTTGCTCCAGCTCGTCAAAAAGCGCCTTTGCCCCGGTGCCGAGAATAAGGCGCGCTTTTTTCATGTTGGCACGGCTCGACATTTCCTTGACCAAGCTCATAGCTTCACGCGCATCAACGTTTGGATCAGTGATGGTCCGGCGAACGTTGGAAAGCGTGTCCTCGATCTGTTCGCGCATCCCGCGCCGCGCTGCCGCCTTGGCTTCAAGCGATGCGCCCTGCATGATTTCACGAGCGTCCTCGAATTTCGTCTTGGAACTTAGAATCCGTCGCCCCAAATCCAGCGCCTGATCCTCTGCGATCTTGTCGCCGCCTGCCTTGACTGCGTTTCGATAAACGGGAACCGCGTCCGAAACCGCATCCCTCAGTTCGCCCGCCAATTTTTGCGCGCGGATACCCGCCGCAGTCAGCCTGCCGAACTGGTCTGTTTCGGTTCGCGCGACCGCCCCCAGCGCCTTTTTCAACTCGTCAAGCTGCTGGACATTGGGCATTTCGCGGAATGCAACAGTGCCGTCTTCTGCAATTTCCGCCATGATCTGCCGGTTTTGGACGCCTGCCGCCTTCATCGCCTCGTTGGCCTCGTCAATGGCGGCGCGCAAGGTTCTATCTGGAACGCGGGAAAGAACCTCCTCGATCTTCCGCCCCGGCCCTGAATAGTCGATTGGCGCAGAATAAGCCCGGTCGTAAAGCGCCTGTCGGGTCTTCGCCGTGCGCTGGGAAATATCCCGCGCCGCTGCCTTCACACCGTCAGCAGGCCCCAAAATGTTGTCCAACTTTTGGCTCAACCTGACCCCGGCTTGCGTTGCGCGCTCTTGAACCCGGCTGTCGGCCACTCGCAGAGCCTTGCCGCCAGTTTGCGCCGCCGCATCCAGCATGGCCGCTGACCCCATGCCCGCATCGCCAAGCATGGCATTGTCGCCCTGCTTGGATAGTGCCAGCACCGCCGCGTCTAGATCATCGTCAACAAGTGCAGACTTCACCATTCGCGCAGCCGCTGGTGAAACCCCCAACTCGTTTGCAATGGTACGCACATCCAGCCGCTTGACCCGCTTTGCCAGCGCAGTCACACCTTCGCCAATGGCCGGCGCAATTCCACCCAATGCGAAGCCCAAGCCCCCGCCAATAGCCGCGCCGCGCTTTGCGCCCGCAATCCGATCCCCATCGTTCGCCGCTCCTGCACCGGCAAGAGCGCCCTCCGCAGCCCCGCCGCTCGCGCCCAATGCAGCGCCCGTCGCTGCCTGCCCGAAACGGGTTGCCGCCTGCCCCGCCGCGCCTACAGCGCCGACCGCAAGAGGAATTGAGCCGAGAATGCCGCCGCCGATCTGTGACGCGATTGCTGTTCTCGGGTGCTGGCGGTCCATCGCGCCCTGAATGTCGCGCATCCTGTCGCCCCTTCCGGGGTCCAGTGCGTTCAATCCTTCATCAATCCATTCTCCCACAAAGGGCAGACCCTGAGCCGCCTTGACCGCGATACCTCCAGCGGGTCCAGCGCTACCAAGCCGCATCTGATCCTCTGCGATCTGATCCGCCTCGGCTGCGCGCCTCAGCGATTCCGGCGCGGCCTCAAGCGTCCCACTCTTTGCCGCCGCGATGCGGTCCGCAGCCGTAGGCTTGGCGGGCGATGCCCCGGCAATAGCCGCCACAGCGCGCGCGGCGTCCTCCGGGTTGTCGCCTGTCACGCGATACTTGGAACCATCGGGGCCGGTGATTTCGAATGTTGCCATCAGTCGACCCTTTCGACGCGATATTTCACGCCGCCAATCTCAGTTTCTACCACGCGACCTTTCAGCGATTGGTCGCCCGCGCTGCCTGTGTCGCCTTCGCTCAAGCCTGCCAAGGGGTTGCCAAGCGCCGCGTATTGCTGCGAGGCCGTCTCGTAATCAATCTGGCCCAGCTGCAACGCTCGCGCGATCTGGCCGCGCTTCATGTCATATTCGCCAATGGCCTTGAGGTAATTGATGATTTCCCGATTGCCGCCCGGTGTGTTGATGATCCGGGGCAAGGACCGCTTGAACAGTGCAAGGTCTGCATCTGACATAGTGCCGGAACCCGGCGGGCGTTGTTGCGGCACAAGCTGGCTAATGATTGCCTCGGCAACCTCCAACTCGCCGATTCCCTCGGTTTTGATGCCCAAGTTGCCCGCGAAAGATGCCAGAGCGCCCGCGCCGCCCTGGGGCGAGTTTGAAAGCGCCTGATCCAGCCTATCCAAAGCGCCCATGTTGCGTTGCGCGATGCCGCCCTGCGCCACAACGTCAGCCGTCTCTTGGGCAAGCAGTTCGCCAGTTTTCTTCTGGAAAGCGCCCTCATTCGGACCACTGTTCACCGTGACTGAGTTGCCAGCCTTGTAGGTTTCCCCTTGGGGGACGTTGCCAAGTTCCTGATCGCGGTAGAACTTGCCCGCCGACGAAAGCGGTTCAGGCCCGCGCTGTAGTTCCTGCGCCTCGGAAAGCGCGTCAAGCGATCCAAGCACCCGCGCCGCATGGGCCGGGAATTGCTGGAACGGGAATTGCTGCGGGTCAATGCCCTGCTGCGCAAGGAACTGCTCGTAGCCCTGCTGGTCGCCCTTCGAGAAAAAGAACGCCGCGCCTTGCAGCGCCCCGGAAAGCCGCTCTTTCGTCGCCGCCGCCTGTTCCGCGTTCATCTGGCGCGCGTATTCAATCTCGGTACGCTTTGCGTTCTCCCGGATCTGCGCCAGTTGCGCGCTGTGCATTTCCGCCGCGCGGCCCTCCTGCGCGTTGCCGGTCTTGAAACCGAACGCCGCCGCAGGGTCCGCCGCCGCAAGCGCGTTGATAGCGCCCGGATCACCGTTCACCAGCCCCGCGCCGTGCTGCGCATAAAGGTCGCGCATCTGCGCCTCTTGCTGCCGGTCCTCATTGGCGAAGCGCATCTGCATGCCCTGGGCCATGTTGCCCAAAAGGTTCGGCTGTGCGCCCGAAAGAATAATACCGGGATTCATAGCGGCCATCAGGTGTACCCCATCATTGGTGTCTGCGATCCGGTCATGCGGTAAGGCTCAAGGGCATTCCCCGAGCCACCGCCGAACATTTGCGCAAGTGCGTTGTAAGTCATGGCCTCGCGTACAGGCTCAGGCAGCGCCGCCAGTGCGTTCTGGGGGCCTTGCTGGTACGGTGCGCCGGAATAAGCCTCAGCACCCACGCTTTGAGGCGCAGAAGCCGTTGCCTGCCCCGATACGCCCGCAGGTGCGCCGCTGTAGGCCTCGCGCAGCCAAGACGCTGCGTTTGCACCCTTGCCGCCCGCGCCCCAAACGGCTTCATTGCCAAAGCCCACATGCATGGAACCCGGCGACATATAGCCATCACCCGCGCCCCAGCCCGTTACGCCGTTCTGCTTGCCGCGTTGCACGATTTCCCGGAAAATTGGCAGGTCGTCAGGGTTCGACCAATCCAGCCGCCGCCCGTCCTTGTAGAAAAACACATCAGCCGCGCCGCCGTGGTCGTGGCGGGTCGACCCGGTGCGGGGTCCGCCTGATCCTTTCGCGGCCTGCCCGCCGGAAAAGACCTCCATGGTGATACCCATGTCACCCAGAAACGAAAGCGCCTGCTGCAATTCGGGGGAAATCGGCTGATTCCTGATTTTCCCCTCGTTGGCGTACCGCAGCCAGGACATTAGACCGCTCCCTGATATGCTTGCCAGCCCATCCAGTTGCCGATGCCGTTCTGCACCGCGTTGGTCGCGCCCATCCAGCCCGCCGCCTGCGCGTTCCCGAGATTGGCCAGCGCGTTGCTGGTCCCGGTCGCGTAGTTCGTTCCTGCGGTAAGCTGCTGGGAATTTGCATTCTGCCCGTACCCAGCGATTCCGCTAAGGCCCGCCAGATAGTTCTGGTAGTCAGCCGCGCCGATGTTCTGGCCAAATTCTGTCAGCGCCTGCCCGGTTGCGCCGCTGAACAGGTTGCCCCGGCTGGCTGCGCTGCTGTCGATAGCCCGCACACCCTCATTGAAGCGATAGTTATATCCCGGCGTTGCCATATAGCCGCCGTAGGTTTCACCGCCGCCGCGTTCTGCGATTGGCCCCGCGCCATTGCCGACCGAGATATTGCCGCTCGGGCTTCCTGCCTGCGATGCCATGGCCGAAAGCGTCCCGCCGCCGCCTGTCGGGCCACCGTTGACCCGCACCGCCGATTGTGTTCCCGGCTGTCCACCGGGTTGCCCGCCCGTGTTCGGCTGCACCACACTAGGCCGCGCGCCGCCGGGGATGTTCGAACCGTCCAAGCCCAGCCAGTTGTATTCGCCCTGGGGATAGGACCGATCAAGCCCCGCAACGCCGCGAATAGACCGGCGGAAATCACCGGCGGGCATGTAGTCGCCGCGCTGGTTAAAGTCGATGTCCGCTTGCGTCAGCCCTTGCGGTGCCTGTTGCTGCTGTGGCTGCGCCGCTGGCTGCGTCTGTGAGCCCGGCATAGGACCAAGGCCATATTCGTACATCAGCGCATCCAGCGCCGTTGTGCCTGCGTCCCGCCAAGGCTGCGTCAGTTCGGTGTTCTGGTCGAAGATGTACCGCTGAACATCCGCTTGCGCCTGCGCCGCGTCAGCCTGCGCGCCCGCCGCCTGCGACGAGCCGAACATGCCGATCAGCGACGAGCCAACCATTGCTTCACCCATGCCCATATTACATGCCCACCATGATTATATTGCCCGATGGGAGGGGAATTTCCCCGTCCCGCTGAAAGCCAATGCGCAGCGCAAGCCGCACCATCAGCCGGTTTCTTTTGTCGATCCAGCCGACCAGACGTTCGGGCCGCTGCTCTCTCAGAAATGCCTGAATAATCCGCCGCGCCGGGGCTTCCGTGTGGCCCCATGCTTCCGGCTTTACCGCGATATGACCGGCCCACACTCCGGGCCAATACGAAGGGTGAAACACCCCGCACACATCACCATCCGCCCAATATTGGAACGGCTCACCCGGCAGCTTGTCCGCCGTGATGCCTTTGTACTCCTGCGAAGGGTGCGCAAAGTATTCCCGCGCCGCCTCAACATCAATTCTCAACTCACAACGGCCCTGTCCGTGCAGCGCCGCCAGTCCGTGCCGTCGAAAAACGCCATGACCGCGCCGCCCGATTCATCCGGGATATAGGCCATGGTTCCGGCTGGATAATCCGACGCCGCTGGCAAGCCTGCCGCCGCAAACGTCAGGGGGTCACGCAATGCCGCCGCCCATTCCAGAAATTCAAGCGACGGTCTGTCGCCAGCCGTGATTGGCGTTTGAAGGTCGATCCGCTTCATGACAGAACCACCCGGCAGTTGCTTTGAAACTCAACGTCCGCAGGCTCAGAGCAAGACACTTCCGCCGTGAATTGCCGACCCTGCCCCAGCGCGCGCCAGATTGTCCGCTTGTTGTACCGGCCAAGCGCGCCCATGCTCTTGACGCGGATTTTCGACCAGTGGTGGCCGCTGTCCAGCGATAGCCGCAGGGAACACTCCGCATCCCGCGCATAGTCACCCTGAACATAAGCCCCGATTGCATTGCCCGCGCTGTCCGTGATTGGCACGTTGTCGCTATCCGCCAGCACATGCAGGCGCCGGGATGATGCGCTGAGGCTGTGCGTCCCGCTGTTCGGAAAGACCTCGAGTTCGGCCAGTGACGCCCGGTTGCCATCCATATACAGCGTGTTGCTGACCATCATTCGGCGCAACGGCTCATTCGGATCTGCATTGACGCGGCTCAGAAAGTTGACCTGCCCTGCATCCGTGCCGGTGTACCAAACGTCATGACGCTTTGCCGTGGCCACAACGTCCCATTCGTAAAGGTCCGTTCCGCGCGCCCGCTCGTGCCATTCCTTGGTCGACAGATCGAGACACCACGCGGGGCGATCCGCAAAGCGAACGCAGCAGATCTTCTGCCCTTCGTCCTCGTAGTAAAACGCCCGCTCCGGCGTTCCGTCAGCGATTGCCGCCTCCATGGCCCGCGATGACACCGCAGCCATTTGCCCGCCGCTCATGACATAGGCAACGTCATCGTCGCCGATGAAAAAGAACCCATCGTCAAAGACCGCGACAAGGCCGTAAGCCTTAAGCCCGCGATCCAGCACGGCACCCGGCAGGCGCTGGAATGCGTTCGCCCCGGAAAGGCCTGTCTCGCCCCAGATTTCAATGGACCGCTCACCCATCAGGTACAGCCGCCCGCCGTGCGCAATGACGCGCAGAATGTCGTCGTCGCGCGCTTCCTTGGTGGCGAAGTTCAGCGCCTGGAATGTGTCAGGGTCTGCAACATCCGACCACTGGAACCGCCGCCCGCCGCTCTCGCTGATAATCGTGCGCTGGCCCAAAAATGCGCAGGACGCCGGATCGAACAAGGTCGTCGGCTGCGCAAGCGTGGTGCCATCCCATGTGTAGTAATCGCCACCGCCCGCCAGCGTCACAACGCCGTTATTGGTCGCCAAGGTGCTGGCCGCGTTCACAACGCTGCCCACGACCGTCTGCCCGCCTGTCGCGGATATGCGGACCAGCTCACCGCCGCAGGAGGCGTACAGATCATCCCCCAGCGTAATCAGGTCGCGCATGAAAATGTTGTCAGTGTCGGCGTATGCAACCTCGCCCAGCACCGACCGAATGACATAGCGTGATTGGCCCATGACAGGAACGCGGTAGCAGTTCACAAGCCGCGAGGTATTGGCGGAAATGTGATTCCGGTCTTGGCTTGTCTGGCCGACGAATTCGAGCATCGGCATTAGAAAAACTGCGCCTCAGTTGGCCGGTGGATTTCGCCGCCCATTTCGTCACGCAAAACCCCACGAACGCCCTGCGCCCGCAAAGGCACATATTGAGGCTTTGCGTAGCCGGTGCAGATAGAGCCAGCCACCGCCGACGCCATGTGCAGCCAAAGGCGGTCAGGCACAGCGTCTACTGTCCATTCCGGCGCCAGGCCGTAGGTTTCGCCAAGTTCGGCATATATCGCGTCAAGATGCGCTCTTGCTCTTTCGTGGTCGGCCCCGCTTGGATCTTCGTCCAGCGCCGTCACCTCGATCATCCGCAGCGCTTCCGTTGTCACGTCCAAGGCTGTTCTCGTCATGTGTCACCTCGATCAGCGGATGATTGCGGACAAACTCAAAAGCGACTTCAGGAACCGCTCTTTCTTCGCCCTTGAAAAACGTTACGCCCATCACGGGCAATTTATGCTGGGGGCCTTTGTAAACCGCGCGCATGTCATATCCCTTCAAGCGAAAGGGGCGACCGAAGCCGCCCCGATCAGTTACGCGTCAGCCACGCAGGCCATGTAGCCCGTGACAATGCCGTGATCCTTCGTCGCGCTGTCCGTGTCGAAGATCATCTTGCCGAAGTTGCCCATCTCGTTGATGGCGCAGCCGTGCTTGTCGCCGTAGTCGAACTTTTCTTCGGCGGTGTACCAGCGCTTTTTGATGCCATAAGCCATCGCCTGCGAACCGCACATGAACACCGGGGAAACGTCGATGCTGGAAGCGCCGACACCGGACAAGACGGGCATGTCATCAATCTCTTTGAAGATGATCCCGTCCCACTCGACATCGCCGCCCTTGAACAGCTTTTCGTTCTGCATGCGCAGGCCGACATCGCGCTGCGCAGTCTGAATCACCGTGTCCGATTTCAGGTCACGGAATACAAACGGGTGCAGATAGGCGACGTAGAAGCGACGGCCCGAGGATTCCGACCGGATGGGGCGAATTTTCGGGGTCGCGGTCAGCGCCATGCGCTTCATGACCGATGCAATGCCCGTGGTGAACACGTCATTCGTTGCGTCAACGGCCCCCAGCGAACCGGAGTGGTCATAGGTCGCGCCGCCAGCCGGGGCCGTGGTGGACAGATTGCTCTGGGCCGCCCCGAAAAGCACGCGGTCGGTGTTGTCATCCAGCCAAGCGTCTTTCTGCGCCTCAGTTGCCGACCCGTAGGCCACGCCCTGGATGTCGTGCATATGGCCAATGATACGGTCGCGCGTATCTTCCATGGCCCAATCTTTCAGCACGTCCTTGGCCGCGTTGCGCAGGCCAATCGCCGAATACTGTTCCTCGATGTCGGAAACGCGAACCGCGTGGCGGCGCTTCGTGATGTCCAGCGTGAAGTCGCGGCTATCAAGCGCCTCTTCGTTGCCTTCCAGCGTAGACGAGCCGGTTACGCCCGCCCCGGTCAAACGATTGACCAGCGCCCACGTCATCGTCTTGCCCTTGCTGGAACCGAATTCCTTGACGTGGATCACGTTGTTCGGGCTGGTGCCCATTTCCGATTTGAAACGGTTCTCCTGGACATATTCCTTGAAGAACTTGTCGTCCCACTGTTGGACCGTAAGGCCCGTTGCTGCTGTGGTATCAGCCATTGATCATATCCTTGATATATAGCGCGGGGCTACTCCCCAATCAGGGAAGTCAAATCCGCTGGACCTTGCCAGCCGGGGGATGAATTGCCGCCGCTGCCGTTTGCACCTGCAAGCGATGGGGCTGCTTTGCTTGCCATCGCTTGCGCCTGTTTCGTTGCCATCTCTGCATTGAGTTTCGCGCGGATTTCAGCCTCCAGCTTCGCCTTGTAGGCCGCTGGATCTGCGCCGACTTCCTGCGCGGTTTTCTGCGCGTCCACATACGCCTTAGCGGCATGGAACGGGGAAGCCTCATGGACGAACTGCTGCGACTGCTGAGGGTGTGCATTGAAATACTCCATGACCTCCTGAACGGCCTCAACGCCAAATTCCCGCTCGGCGAAGAACTTGGACATTTGCAGCTTGTGCTGCGTCGTCGTCTGTTGCACCTGCCGCTGAACGTATTGCTGGTATCCCTGCGGATCCTCGAACACGTCAGGCGGGGGCGGGGGCGCGGCCTGCTGCTGTGGTTGCTGCTGCTGGTGACGATCTGCGATTTGCGCTTTGAGATCATCACGCATCGACTTGAACACAGCCAATGGAACAGTCGGTTCCTCCGGCGTTTCAGCCTTTTCAGGTTCCGGTGTTTCCGTTTGCTCCGGCTCTGGTGTTTCCACCTGCTCCGGCGCTTCCGCTTGCACAGTTTCTGCGGCCTCCGGGGCTTCCCCCGAAAGCATTTCATCAATATCAGACATAGACTTTCCTCGTGTCGTGAAGGATTACGAAACGCCCGTGACCCGGCGGCGGTGTTCGCCCGTTAAATCCCGGCGGCGGATACTCTCAACCGATCATCCCCTGCGTAGACCCGAACCGGGCCTCCTGCATTGTCTTGATCGCGTCGGCGTGGTTTTGCGCGGCTTGCGTCATTGTCTCGCGCGTTTCTGCCTGCGTCTTGCCAAGTTCGGCCTTAGCCGATTCTGCGGCTAACTGCTCTTGCGGCGAAGGCTGACGCTGCTGCATTTTCTCAAGCAGTTTTTCCTTCTTCGACGCGGGCATTGTCGGGTCGGCCTCGATCAGCACGTCAGGCGGGATGATCTGGCCATATTTCAGAAGCGCCTCGAATGTCTCGCCCGCAAGCGTGATCCGGTCGGGGGCTTCTTCGATGATGATATCAACATCCATTCGGGTGATGTCGTTTTCGACCTCAACCACCATGCTCAGGCGCGGGTCATTCGGCATAAGCCCCATTTGCATTGCAACGGCCTGCGCCTGCTCTGGCGGCAACTGCCCCAGCTTTTCGCCAAAGGCCACGGGGCGATTCATCGAGGCGAAACGCATGTTGCGGTCGTCGTCAGTGATCCGAACCCACTTTTCCCCGGTCCAGAATTGCTTGATGCGCTGCCACATGGCTTCGAAGCACCGTTGCGTGAAATTGCGCAACTCGTCCAACTCCGGCGCAATCTCGATCATGCCGCCCTGCTGCCGCGCCAAGACCGCTCGACCACTGGAACTCTCGCCGGTTTCGCCCTCAAGCGCCGAATTGGCCCCCATCAGGTCGATCTCGTTCTTGGCCTCCTGCAAGAGCATGACGTGCGCCTGGGCCATGTCGTTTGTGGGCAGGATTTCGAACTCGTCCCGATCCGCCTCAACAATTCCGTCAGGCTTGGCCAGTTCCCGGCTCAGCTTTTGCCGATCCTGCGCCGCCGCTGCCGAGACGCGAACCTGCCGCATCGTCATCAGATGCAGCGCCTTGGAACGCCGCTTGTTCACCTCGTCCTGCGGCCCGAACATATCACGCACAACGCCATAGCGGTCATTGTCACGCCCGACATAGAGCGATTGCATGATGAGCGGGCAGACGCTTTCGCCGTATTCGTCTGTGTACGGGCC